ATCTTCGCAAGCCGGTAGAAGAGCTGGGCGGCCTGTTCACGGGTCAGCCCGGACGGCCACATCATGTTCGGCTTTCCGTCCACTGCGGTTCCGTTTCCGGCAAACAGCCCGACGCTTATACACCAGTCCCGCGCTTCCTGGGACCAGTCGCCGCAGTTGTTGTTCTGAAGACCTTTGAGATAATCCGTCATGGCGGCGGAGAACATCTCATTGAATTTTGTCTGGTCCATATCCTCGTCCTCCTCAGACAGTTTTGCATTTACCTCATCGGCGATCTGCCCGTGGCGGCTGTAAAGCCAGTCCCCTGGGCACGCCTTTGCCGCAAACCAGCGGTGGACGGTCATGTTCTGCTTATCCACCTGCCCGATCAGCGACTTGTCGCCCTTCCAGAGCAGCCGTTTGATCCCGTTTCTCCGGCAGATGTCCACCAGGAGGGCGATCAGGGACCGATAAGCCGCGTCAGATACCGGCCATCCCTGGTTGGCTCCCCCATTGTTCGCCACCTCGATGGTAATGGCCCGGTTGTCGTTGGAGCTGGAGGAGGTGCACCAGGAGCGATTGCATTCCTCCACATAGAGTCCGATCCGGCCGTCGCTCCCGATCCCGTAATTGCTGCTGGCCTTCCGGCTTGGGCTGGCGAACAGGTTTCCGCAGCTCTCCACCGTCAAATCACCGGCCATACAGTGGATGGAGATGGTATCGATGGCGTGCTTGCGCCTACCGGAATGGTTAGGGGACAGCTTTGTGTAGGAGACCAATGAACTGTTGCTCATGGCGGCCGCCTCCTTTCCTGCAAATTGGTCGTAATACTTCTGCCCGTAGGCAGCCCGGCGGGCTTTGGCCGTCTCACTCTGGTCGGCCGGGCGTTCAAACTGGAGCAGGACCGCGTCGGAGGCGGCCCGGACAGAACTGGCACTCAGCAGCATCTGCGCCAGGGAGGCGTAGCTTTCCGTCAGCTCCTTCCACAGGAACTCCAGCTGCGTCTCCAGATCGCCGATGCTCTTCTCCCTGCTTTTGGCAAAGGCCAGCAGGTTCTGCTTCCGGCTCCAGAAGGTCCACTGGGCAAGGCCGTAACCCGCTCCGTCATGGACAAAGTCGGCGTAAAGTCCGAAATCCACCTGCTGGGTGTATTCCTTGTCCGAGAGCCCCAGCTTCCTCTCATGGGTGTTCTGGAGATTGACGGGGTTCAGCCCGCTTTCGGCGTAGAGGTTTCCCATCAGTCCGGCGGCTCCGCAGTCGGAAAGCAGCTTCCCCTTCAGGAATCTCCAGATCCGTTCTTCATACATGGCGTCACCCCCTTGTGTTTCCTCTCTTCCTTCGCGCCGCGTTCAGGGCGCGGTTTTGTGCGAAAATATCCTTCTGGCTCATCTTCTTCTGCGGGCCAGTCTTGGCGCTGCATACGTTGATGAGCGTCATCAGCCGGTTCAAATGCCACTTCTGGCACTCGAAGGGGATTTGGTGGGAGATCATCCAGTAGTAGATGATCTCCGCCGTCACGATTTCCCTCCCCCGGCGGCCTCTCTGTTCCTTCGAGAAGGTGGTGGCCGTCATGGAGTCCTCGATGTAGTCCTTGACCACCGCCAGCAGCTGGGGTGTAATGGCGGTATAGACATTGGGGTCAACATTCTGGGTCAGGGTCATGCAGCGGACGTAGTCGATCTGCTCCTCCACCGTCTTCGACTTGGTGGACAGGTATGGCTTGTGCCACTTCGCCTCCCATTTTGAAAGGGAGACCAGAGAGTGCTCCAGACGAAGGGTCTGTTCCTTGGTCGTAATAAAGCAGCCGCTGTCGTCGTCATACTGCTCTGATTTAGGCACCACAAGTTCCAGCATCTCCGGCCCCCCTGTTCAAACTCAGTTC